TAAAGAATCGTCAAGCTTTTGAAGAACGCTTCAATAAGTTTATTAATCGTTCTGTCGATGTGCGTGCTAATGCTGAAAGCAAACTAAGAAAAACTCTTGAAGCACAAGTAAATGCCGGAGGTGCTGCTGGAGGACTAGCGGGAGCGGGAGCAGGCTTTAATGTCCTTGATTCTCGATCATTGCTGGGCCGTCGTTCTAGTCTTGAAGCAAGCCGTACAAACACACAGAATGAGCTAAAAGCACTGCAAGATTCTCCAGATGCATTAAGCACAAAGGGTCTTGATAGGCAGACAGAATTAGTCAAGAGACTTGGTGAAAACGCTAAGGCTCTTGAGGGCACTAATAAGGCTCTAGATACATTAAGTACTGATGTAGTCCGACTAGGAGCAATAGAAAGCGAATTAGCTAAAATCCAAGAGAGTCGTCTGAATCAACGTCAGCGTGCTCAGCTATTTGCTTCAAAGGTTGGTAGTGCTAAAAATCCAGAAGATAGAAGAAAGGCTTTCTTTGATTTTTTAAAGCCGACTCTTGCAGCCGAAAAAGCATCAAGAAACCAACCATTAAAATTTGAGGAAGCGTCAGCTATCCTAGCTGATCCTGGTCAAGTTAAAGATGCTTTCCAACTAAATGAGGCAGAGCTTGAGCAGGTATTAGCGAATGCTACCAAGGCTATTGGGGGAGGGTTTGCAAAGTTATTTGATGGACTCGGAGGCACTCGCCCCAAAGGAGATCTGCTAGGAGGTCGCTTGTTTGGTGTTGGCGGGACCGCAAAGGGCACCACTAACGACGAAAAAGGTCTTCTTACTGAGGGGGAGAGACTTCGTGTAGCACAAGAGGAGGTTATTACAAGAGTAGTTAATGCTAACTCTAAACAAATCATAAGTCAGCAGGAGAAGTTCCGCACAGAGCTGGAGCTAACAGCTATTAAAATACTACAAGCTTCTCTTGCCTTTGAGGAGCTAAGGGACGCTGCTACTATTGAGTTTAAATCACGAGTTGATGCTATAACCGCTGATGATACTGCACCAGCTAAACCAACCCGCCCAACAACTCACAGAACAGACCCAAGCAAAATCACCCCTGCCGCAATAGCTGCCAATGCTAGAGATATATCTGCTGCTCGACAAGCCGCTGGCATTAAGCCTGTGAAGCCGATCCTCGATGGTCAAGGTAATATTACTAATACAGACGATGTGTTCGGACCATACCGAACTTCGCATTCTGGAGTAGGAAGTACTGCCGCTCCTGCTCCTCCCCTCTCAACAAATCTCGGAGCTGCCTTGCAACAAACCTTGGATAACTCTCGACAAACCGCTGGCACTTCGCCCTCGGGCTCTGGCCCCTTGGCGGCTCTGAATCGTCCATATAGAGGGACTCCTAATGAGCAGGAGGCACTAATACAGGGTCTGGACGGTTTGCGAGATCTGGTTTTGCAAGACGTGGGAGGCGGTAGAGGGACTCCTAATGAGAGAGGAGGCTCTGGAGCTGGTTCTGGGCCTGCTGCCAAGGCTGCTGCTGAACTAAAAGTAGCTAAAGCCGCCAAAGCTAAAGCCGCTGCCAAGGCTGCTGCTGAACTAAAAGAGGCTAGAGCTGCCAAAGCTAAAGCCGATAAAAAGGTCGCCGGAATTGGTAAAGGTCGAAAAGATACAGGTGCAAAGAGAAGGGCAGTTAAAGTTGCTGAAGCCGCTGCCAAGGCCGTTAAAGCTGCTGAGGCCGCTTATATCAAAGGGATTCAAGAGTATGAAAAGCTTGCAGAAGAGGCAGAATCGAAAGCGAAAGAAGCCGCTCTAGAGGCCGCAAAAAAAATCAAGCCTGCTGGTCCTGATCCAGCACAAGTTGATAGAGATAGAAGGGCAGCCGATCTAGAAAAACGTAGGGCGGCAGTTCTTAATAAACCTTCGGCTAAGCCTTCGACAGCAACCCCTTCTAGTCCCGCTGCACTTGGAGGATTATCTCCTACTCCACAAAACCGTATTTTAAAGAAGCCGAAGTCGGACGCTGAAGTCGAGCGTGCCAGGGCTGACAAATTCAATAAAGAGAGAAGATTAGCTCTTACTCCGTTTGAGCGTTTAAAGGAAGCCAGAAGAGATAGGCATGAAAAAGTTATGCAAGGAAGAAGAGATGCTCGTGCCGAGCAACAGGCAGCAGCAAGAGAGAGATTTGGCGGTCTAAGCTCTGTTAGAGGGCAGGCTGCTCAAGCTAAAGACTTCTCAGTATTTCGCAAGCAGCAGCTTGAGCCTTCAAGACTAGGAGGAATCCAGCCAACCTTTGAGAATAATACGGTGGCAAGAAGAATAGTTGGTAGAGGGCTAGGAGCCAAAGGAGGCTTGGATGCCACCTCTAAGAGTGTCTTAGATACTGTTAGCGGTCAGCACGCATCTAGCCAAAAAGCTTTTATCCGAAGCTTTAGAGGAGAAGAGAGAAATCGTGTATTCCAACAGTTGAATACAGATAAAAATACAAACCTTAGAGAAGACTCAGAGTTTAATGCTCTAAGAGAGAGGCTTGGTCGTAAGCAAGAGACAAAGACTGGAAACTCAGGATTTGGCACTCGTTTGCCTGACGGAGGAACAACCTCTCAGGTAGATTCTATTAAGCCTACTGTAGAGACCTTTGCGGCAGCACAAAATACTTTTGGTCAACACGTAGGAGCATTAGCAAAAGCTGCCGAGAAACTAGAAAATATGAATGGACTAACAGTTCAGTTTGAAACAAAGGTACAGCCGATTGAGGTACTTCTTAATGGTGCTCAGTTAATAGCCGAAGCCACTCCAACAATTCTGAAGAATGTCATGAGTCAATTGTCTGAGAAGATAAAGGAAATGGCTGGTGGTAATGACCCTACTCTTTAACAAGGATTAAAAAAAATGTCAAGCGGATTATCATTTGCTTATGGAGACTACAACTTCAGGCCAAGACCTTTCTTTTCGATTCAGTCTCGACCACTAAAAACTCCAGATGGCTCTGGCTATGGAATTACTCATTCTGTGTCTCTAGAAGGAGATCTGCTCTTAACGGGAACTACTCAGTTAAGTAGCGGTATACTTGGGGTGTCTGAAAAGATTGAACTCTTAAAGGATGCTCTAGATACAGATGGGCGTCTTTTAGCCATTTCTTGTAATGACAGTCCAATTATTAGTGGTTATCCGATAGTAGAAGGATATGCCTTTGATCGTGAAAGCGATAATATGACTCGTCGTGCGTCATATAAAATTGATTTTGTTATGCCTACCATTAAATTAGGTAGCGGAAACGATACATTTAATAATGGAACTTCTTTTCCTCCTTTTATTGAGAGTGCTACTGAGACATGGGACGTTGATTTCGCTGATGAAAGAATGCCTTTTGATTGGCAGCTACTTGATGGTACTGATGAAAAGTTTGGCCATAAAATGGCTGTTACTCATACAGTTAATGTGGTTGCAAGAAAAACTTATACTGGAACTGAGGTTGGCAACATTCCGTGGCAAGATGCCCGTGATTATGCTATTGATAGGCTTGGCTTTGATGCTGAGTTTGTTACCCTTACAGGGGTTCTAGGTTTGCCTGGAACAGCCTACTTCTCTCAACAGGATGTGTTTAATCATTTCCGCCAAGTCTCTACTGATAAAACTGCCGGGTCTATTCAAGTTGTTGAAACTTTTATTGTTACTCCTAGCGGTTCAGACAGTTTGCCTAATAACGCTATTGAAAATTTTGACATTAATATTGGCCAAGAAGACGGAATTGCTACTGTTGGTATCAATGGGAATATTGAAGGCTTAGCATCAATAACGTATACTGGAGATGGAGGTAGTCAAAATGGTTTTAATGTTGGTTCTAGCAAATATTCTGCTGCTTCGGGGTACTATAATATAATAAAGGATAGGTTATTTCAAAGGGCAAAGACAGCATACGCCGCTGTTAGTGGATCGTGTTTTAACCGATCACTTAACGCAACAGTTCGTAGTCGTTCGGTAGGCATCAATCCTATTGAAGGAACAATCTCTTATGATTATACGTTTGATACAATTCCAAGCGGCTGCATCACTGGCGAATGCATACTTTCCCAAAACATCTCTATTGACGACACGTTGGCATCAGATGTATTTGCTACTCAGACAGTATTAGGACGAGCCCAAGGGCCAATTCTACAAGACATTGGGACAATAACAGCAAGCACAAGGACAGTAAGTATCGAGCTAGTAACCCTGCCTCCTACAGACTGTTCTACAGTTGATGCAATTTATGCTCCTGTTCCAACTGGTGCTGTTGATGATTTTATCGCAGTGATCTCTGGAGATCTTGCTAGTGCAAATAGTCAGGTATTTGTATCAGCTCAGAGCCAGAACTGGAACTTTACTATTGGTCGATATACAAAAACTATCGCCTTTACTTACAATAACTGTAGCTCTTAGGATTTAAAATGGCTGTATTAGGTCAAAATTTATGTACTCCCGCTAGAATCTATGGGCCTATCCCACAGGTTCTTTTTTGCGGTTGTAGTGTATTAAGCTTTAATGCTCAAGCAGGATGGAATGAGCAGTCTTCTAGTATGAGCATTGAGCTTATACAAGACACTTGTGCAGGCCCAAGGGTCTGGTGGGATCAGTCTCTAGCTAGACAATCCTCTTCTAGTTTAGCTGATCCAGGCTTTACTTTTCCAGAGCCAGGAGTAGCGGCTTATTTTCGTGTTGAAGAAGATCCCGATGGAGCTACCGAAGCTGATCGCGGAGGCTTTGAGTATGCGGGTATAGTTGAAGGATGGACTCAAAAAAACGATGCCAATGGAAATCCTGTCTATACTGTTAAGCTTGTTGATCCTCGCGTAATTATCGAAAATACTCAGGTAATTGTTAATAATTTTCCTGGCCAAACTTCTGGCGTATGGAACCTAATCAATGCCTATGGGTTTATTGAAAGTCTGGGCGATACCTGCACATCTTCTCCTGCTCAAGCTATAGGAGGAGTCTCATGGCTTAATACTATTGGCAACCAAGCCAACTCTAGAGGAATGGTCTGGAACGATGTTCGTTGTGCTATCTCGACATTAACAGCAGCAAACAATAGACCTATGGCATCGTTTTTCTATGACGACTGGTGCCGTGACGCTCGCATTCTCTACGTAGGCCCTGATCCAGCAGATGATGGATATGGTATTATTGAAAGAGACGCGGTAATTACCGATCCTGTCTTTCAGACTATCCCTAACGCAAACTTAAATGCCTCTTTTTATCTCATAGATATTAGAGAGATCCCTTTTACTCCTTTGTACTATAGAATCTCTGGGCCTAATATCAGCCTAATGGAGATGATAAGTCAGGTATGTCAGGACGCGGGGTGCGATTATTATGTTGAGCTATTACCGTTCCGCAATGCCGGTAATGTATTCAAGATGATAAAAGTCCGTGTTGCTGTGCGTTCTACCCAACCTACCTTGGGGGTTATAGATGATTTTATAGCCGCTAAGCAAGCCGCTGTTGCCAAAGCCAATGGGGGTATTCTTGCTTATACTAAAGGTGAAGAGATACGGAATGAAAGCACTTCTACCTACCTTATAGGTGGAGAGTTGCGTCAGCACTTTGAGGCTTCCGCTTCTAATATGCTACCATTCTGGGGGCTAGATATAAATGGAGACTTGATCCATGCTACTGTAGCAAACGATGAGTATAGTGTCCGCATGGATTTGTCTCGTTTAAATGTCTCTTTAAATACTCCTTTTGCTGCTCAATTCCAATGGATAACAGAGAGAGAATTGCGTGCGGCTTTAAGTGATATTGATGCATGGAAAGAAGTAACCCATTTTATAGATGGAGATTTCGCTGTATGGTTAAGGACAATCAAACAACATAAAAGGTTCCGTCAGCAATTATTAATGGATGCGTTAAACGAGAAGCTGCCAGCAGCAGCTATTAGTATTGGCGGGCCTGACGCTAACAGCTTAGACAAGGCATTTAATGAGGCAGAAGCCAAAGACTTAGAGATGGCATATGAGTTTGTTCGAACATATGCTGATGAGTTCTATGGTAAGCAGTGGTTGGTAAATGCCACCTCTTTTGTTTGCTTTACAACAGATCCAGAATCATCAAAGCTAAGGTATTCTCATGAGCCTTCTACTGAGGGGTGCTGGGTTAATGATGATGTAACTACAGTGATTGGCTTAACTCATGACAGCACATCTACAGATTTTTTCCGCGATGAGACCGGAAAGTATCAGCCTATTGTTAAGTTCCCTCTTGTCTCAGCACAGAGAATTGGAGGAGGTGCTTTCTCTTATACGGCAGACCCTTCTAAGCTAGGAGATGATAATTACATAACAGATGGAGTAGGTGAACTATGGGTTAAGGCAGAGGTAGATGAGCGTTGGGTAATGGGCACTCCTCTTGTTCCAGCAGCCTCTACTATTTCCTTTTTATTAAAAACCAATGCTCCTGTTACCAATAATACTAGCGATACCAATAATTTTATTGAAGCCTTCGGGGGCCTTGATATTCTATTAGATGATGAGGCTCTTATTAATGCTAATCCATTGATTCAAGATCGAGGACAGTTTGCTTTAGGTGCTCTCCACTTTGCATTAGCTCCAAGTGCTGCCCTTGCTCCAACATTGAATCATGTTCAGGTGTATGGTGCCTGGGGGGTAGCTGGATTGCCAGGGCAGGTTGATCTAGAAACAGACGATGGTTTTGTTCCGTGGGAGTATGGTAGCGATACTATCATGAATCAAGCCGCCTATAACAAGGTGAGCGATTCAGTCACTCAAATGCGTAAAGGCGAAAGAGGATCGATTACTGTTGCGGGCCTTCCTAATATTCCTCTTGGTGCTGAGCTGTTTTCAGTAGATTCAGCAAGCCCTCCTCACTCACAGGGCACCCAGAAATACCTTGGGACCAGAGTTCAGAGCTTATATCAATGTAGTCCAATCATACCTCATATATCTATAGATATGAATGAATGGACCGGAGAATTTGGTCCGAATGTCACTAATATAACAGTGAATGCTGGAGCGGGTGGCTTTACTACCGAATACCAATTCAGTACATATACTCCTACTTTTGGTAGATTTAATAAAGATAATGCGGAGAGATTAAAGCAGGTTGGTCAAACTCGTCTAAGCAACATGAGGAATATACGTGCTCAGAATGCATTGCGTAGGCAAGTAGGAGCCTCTATTGCCCGTGGAAGACAAATCTTATTGAATCAGCTTGGACGCACCGATAGAGTTCCTAAGAGTGCTCATCATACTTTTGTTGGTAGATATCTTGATGTGGGGCCGGGCTATAGAAACGAGCTAGCTAGTCACGCTGTTCGTGAGCTAACTCTAGGAATCTCAACAGATGCCGTATATGCTAAGTCAGCAATAATGAGTATGGATGGATTACTACGCCCTGTGTCAAAGGCTGGGGATGGGAATCTTTCTCAATATACTTCTTGGGGAGGAGGCTATTGTACAGACTTTCCCGGTCACGCTAGACAGTCCGATCCTCCCGTTAGAAGCTATACTGGCTTAGCAGTCACTTTAGATTATCTAGACGCTTTAGCAAATCCTAGTTCTTCTCTACCAACAGATCGTTCTGATACCGCTTTGAGTGGGCATGATATTGAGATTTTAGCTCGCGGCTCCACCCCTCCTCAAAGTGGATGGGCAATAACAGAGGGGGCTGATAATGCAGAGGGTTATTCTAGCGATTATCGCTTTTTTGCACTTCGTGGTCCTCTGCTTATTCAACAGTGGGGATATGATCTTGAAGGCAAGCCCGTTCCAAACAAGGCAGATGCTCCTGCTGATGCACGAGCGGGGAGTTTTCAGACTTCTACTTTGCATGATAAGTTTATGGATGGATGGCTGCAAGATCCAAAGTCATGGCCATTAGCTCCTCTTGATCTTCGTCTGGATCGAGACAGAGGAGTATGGACTACTCCTCAGCCCCCTAGACCTGTTCATGTTACCCCAACAGGCTTTTGTTTATTATCCTCTTCTGGAGCGACCGTTAATAATTCCAGCACAATGTATAAAGCTGATGGAACAACGGTGACTAGTAAGCTAGTAGATGTAGCATGGCCTTGGACTATTGCTCCTCCTACAGGGATTGGTAAAATTCCTACATATTATGATAATGTAGACTGTAAATATTATGCCTATCCGATCAACCGTCTTAATGTGGGATCGTTTAGTGGATGGGGAGAGAACGATGATGAACGTACGGTTACTTCCGTTGGAAACGTAACTGATGAAATACATGATACTAAGAGATTGCTCTTTCAAAATATCCTTGGCCTACCCGGCTCTGGCTGTAAGCCTCTTGCTGGAAATGGGCTTGGGTTTGCAATCAGCGGACACTTAGATTCTTGCTCAAGAGATGTATATGTTTCTATAACTGGCTCGCCAAGACTTATTGATAATGCTACAGGCACTTGGAGCCTTAACTACATATGTGGTATCAATGTGAATAAAGACGGGTCTGGATATGTGAAGGACGTAAACTATACTTGTGCAAATCTGACGGGGTTTATTACAGAGTGCAGTGAGTTAGTAATGGTTATGCCTACGGGTGACTTGTCTTTATGTGTTTGTGGTCCTGATACTCAGGGATAATTTAACGGAGAAGATTATGAATGAGAAGCCTATCGCTGAAAGAATAGATGAGGTGGTGGCTCATCTTGAGAAAAACGAAGACATACGCTTAGACAATATCCACACCAAAGATTCCCAAGGAGTGGGAGATACTTTACATAAGGTATTCGAGAAGTTCGGCTTGACAGAAGAAGGCATTCAGCAAGCAAGTGGGATGCGTTGGTGCGGCTGTCATAAGAGGCGTCAATTCTTAAATCGCATCTTCCCGTATAGAAAAAAGGCTGACCCAGAACAGGGCAAAGATTAAAAAAAGGGCCAGGGTCATTTAAATTCTTTTGACCCCGACCCCCCACTTGCCCGACGTCACGGTTGTCACACCGCCAGTCGCAACAGGACTACTTCTAGTCCTTCTTTTTATATACGAACCAACCCTTATTGGGCAAGAAGCCCGAGTGTTGTTCTGCATAAGCCTCTTCATCTGCTCGTCCTTGCTTCTGCGTATCAGATAGTAGACTCCATCTATGCTTAGGGTAAATCTCTCCACCCTTTCCTTTGACTTGACCAAAGACTAGCTTTGCTCTGCATTGAATGCTTTGGCAAACTATCTCTAGCCAGTCATTGTCATCTTTATCTTGACGACAAACAAATCTCACATCCTTGTTTCCACATTTTCCACACTGGCTATGCTGGAAGATTTCTTGGACACGGGCCATACCCTTGAACAAGTCAACTTCTTTATCGGAGTCTACATCCATCCAGATAGCATCAGTTATCTTAACTCTAGCAACAGTCATTTCTTACCTCTTCTTGTCGAACGATTCTTTCCAGTTTTCATCATAGCCTACTAGATCTTCACTGATAGTAGACTGGTTACGTTGATATTCTGCCAACTTAGTCAGAATAAATCGCCCCTCAATGTTTTTAACATCTCTGAGCTTCTTTGCAGCTTTCGCTGTTTCTTGAATAACGGCCAACGCATTGACGTTATTACGCTTACACATCTGGTTTATAGCCAGGATTTGCTGATCGTTAATAGGTTCTCCACCAACATCCTCATCAGGATCTTCGGTTGTTATTATCTCTTCTGCTGTTTGTACACGAATCTTTAAAGCACGACGCAAAGCCTTGCCTTCCGCTCTTGTACATGCAGTAGCAACAATATGCTGATTAAAAGGAGAGGGCAACTTACTGCCGACAACATCGACACAGGCCGAAACATCCAGGGTTCCTTTACCATCATTTCTTTCAAAGACAAGTCTATGCTTAGCAGTACACTTACCAGTAAGGGCTTGGGCTGGAACCTCAAGGATGTGAGTATCAGATAAAAGGATTTGGCCAAATACCGCTTCAGCTACACGTCGTAGTCCATCAGTAGTAGGACTTCCATATGAAAGCTCATGGTCTGCAAGCTGATCAAGGATATGCTCAACCCAATCAGAATCAGTACACTTGTGTTGAGGCTCGGTAGAAGAGTTGGTAGTAATAGCCTCGTCTTCAATAACCTCATCAATGATGCCTACAACGCTTAAATCTTCATCTTTTATATTACTCATACTTCAAAATACCTCTCGTGTTCAGGGGGGAACTTATTCTTTACTTTAGCTAGAACCTCTTCAACGCTAGACCAGAGTTCTCTCATGTAGCGTTGAGATTCTCGCTTAACTAATTTTACTCTGATAAGTACCATTCCCGAAGACAAAATCAGGCCATTCTTCTGTTGATCTGCTGCCTGCCTCTTCTCAAGCTTGTCTTCTCCAAACACGGGCTCAAAGTGTAGAGGCCCATCCACCTCGATTGCAGCCCGACATGAAGGAACATACAGGTCTATATGTAGCCTTTCGTTCTGCAAGATATGTTCTTTATGCTTGTCTACTCTATATCCCTCCTGAGTGAGCTTTTCGAACAGGAAGTTCTCCGCCTTAGATCCATTTCTGGATGCCTGCTGGATCGCCTCGCTGCTCTTTTTAAAAAAGGTCGCCCTCTCACTGGGGGTCTTTTTATTCCATGCTTCTTTGCCTATATTTGACCGATCATTTCTTTCATTTTCAGTCAATCCATCCCATACTTTTCCTTGACTTTCACTGATCTTAGCTCTAGTCTCTTGTGATTGAGTTTTACCCTCTGTGGGATGCTCGTTTCGACCTTCCGAGATGGCCACTTTTTGAGCCTCTCTTTTGTCTCTAGACTGAACTCCAAGCTTAGTAGCATCTCTACGAACCTTGTTTGGATATGTCCCCACTAGCTTGGCAACCTCTCCCCAGCTTAATTGGTCCTTATTATACCATTTATTATAGTGCTTCAAACGAACACTATCTGGCTCTGCGAAAAACTCTTCTCTTAGGGTTGTCATAGTATCACCTCCTCAAGCGATTCTCTATCCCAATTATACGCAATCCCCGCAGGCTGTTTAAATAGCTGACTAAATAGATTATAGTGGGTCTTACCGCGTGCAATTATCTCCATCTCGTCATGATAAAAAATCTTATTAATTTGTTGAAAACCAAACTGTTGTAGCTGCATCCATTCAAAATGCCAAATATAGTAGTATTTCTTAGTTGCGGTTAAGCAGTTCGCAGCTACTTGTGCAGATAGCATTGAAGTAGCAATCAGTATGCCTGGATGATGAAGTGCTTCTATCTGCTGCATAATAGCAAACTTATTCTCCATCGGCAACTGCTTCAAGCCGCTGGTAAATAAATATACATCCTGGGTTTTTGATAGCTCATTCAGAGCCTTAAACATAAAGTGGTTTTGGGGCGAGCCCACGACCTCATCAACAATTACGCCTATCATATTGGTATATCCTTTGTTTGGTTATTTCTCTTAGTTCCTCAAGGCCCAGCTTATCAAATATTTCAGATAAGGTGTGGTGGTAAGTATCTTGGTAGGCCATGACCACCTTGTCTGCGAGTAGCTCTTTGCCTTTAATAGCCTCTTGGCATTTTTCAATCAATTCCTCAATGCTGCTGAAGTTGTGCTCTTCCTTTTTTTGTCTAGAAAAAACAAGAGGAGTGCAATTATTATAGCAGGCATCATTAACCCTCTGCTCATCAAATGAGACAAAGACCTTTGCGGAAGCAAAAGCTTTCTTATAGTCGTCGGGTCTAAGCTGCCCCAAGTAGTTTGGGATTGGTACGCGAGTGTTGCCATAAATTTTAGTTTGAAATTGGTGGCTTAATACCCTCAATGCCAACATTTCAAATTCATTCTTTATGTCTGTGTTGTCTGTTATGGCTACTACATCGGTAAGAAAACTAGGAGCCTCTTGACCGCCAGTCATGTCCACCATGTCCGTAGAGTAGCCCATCATTATGTCAGCACCATTAGATACCTCATCAGTCATACCTATTCTAAGATTAGGAGTAGCGGTACTTAAAGTAGGTTGAAATTGGAAGAAGACAAACTTAGTGTCTGGAAATTCCTTTTGAGCCAATTCTATAGATCTATCTAGAGCATCCCTATCATGGTAGAAAAGAATATCAGGCTTTTGGTCCTGCATCAAATCGAATAGAGGCATCTCTTGATCGTTCCACAGGAAAGTATGTGGAATCACAGTCCTTAGTGCTTGGGCTAACCCATAAACTCTTAGGTCTGGATGCTGGGAAATAAATACCTTCATATAACCGTCCCTACCCTTTCTAAATCTTTATTAGTATCAATATCAATTACCCTTGCTTTCTTGTCATAACAACCAGCCACCTTGCCTCCGTTTGAGACAATATGATTGATGGCCTCAAATCCAAATCTAGAATAGTAGATAGGATTCCAACAAAATTCTTTTAGAAGCTTAAGCTCGCGACCCTTAAAGAACCCCATCTGACCCCACTTAACAGGAAGGTCATACATCATGTTCTCTAATCCTCCTTTTTTATTTACAATACATCCCACTTCCTTATCTCCCATTATTTCATCTCCTACAAGAATAGAGGAATGGTTGTAGTCTATAGTACGTAAGGCATATTCATTAAATACTAAGTCCCCATATACCACAAGAACATCTCTCTTGCAAGCCCGAAGACCCATTCCCAAAGACCTCACTACATTTGTATCCTCGTATCGCTCGTTTTCTACTTTAACAATTTCGCTTGGGGTGTTATTCATTAGCCGGTCAGCATCAAAGCCTGTAACAAGAATAATATTAGAGGCAGGAAGTACCTTGCGAAATAGCTTAAGCTGGTTAGCTAGTATTGTAGTGTTGTTCTTGATCTGGATTAGGGGCTTTGGCCCATAAGACTTCATACGACGGCCTAGTCCTGCCGCAGGAATTACAATATCAATAGGAGGTAATTCGTGAGGCTTATGAATATGACGAATGCTCATTACTTATATACCGTAATTAAAGGGTCTGGTAAATGGATAAATAATCTATTCGCTTGCATCATATACTGCATCACTCTAATTTTAGAGTCGGACCCCTCATCAAAATTGATGGGGATTGTCAGATTAGCAAAGAAGCTTTCGTCTGGCAAGTCTCGTCCGCTAAAGAAGTCTACAAACTCTTGCCCTCTTGTTTTGATTAGAGCATCTGTATATACGAACCCTATTTCTGGGCAACGGCTAAATAAGTCAATCACTATTGCCTCTAAAGAGGAGTTTGTAATCTTAGTGTCTTGCGTAATAAAAGCCACAGGGTTTATTTTTTCTGTGGGATTAAAAAGAGCCTTTGTATGCTTGTTAAAGAACTCATGCTCTGGCAACTTGTTTTCGTTGCGAATAACAATATACTCTTCAGGTAGCTCGTAGTCATTATTAACCAAAAAGGTCATTCTAGGCATGGGCATATTTCTTTCGCCTCGCAAATAAAGTTGGTTCCGTTAGCTTCAAACTTCTCTATCTTGTCTTCTAAATGAATACCAAAAGCATTCCCTCCATGCTTCTTATGGGCGGTACGATTGACAATCATTCCGTTAAGGTCGTCTACTGGTTTTCCAAACCCCACCTGCATCATCTTGATTAGAATTGCATCATTCAATTCTTTACTAAAGTCTTCGGGCACTTTGAAGGAGGAACGGAAGACAACATAAAAAGGATATGATAGATCTCCGGTAGAATCAAACACTAGATCAATCCAGCTTCTATCACTTAAGCTGTCATCATAAACATTCTTGCATGAATACTGATAAAACTCTTGGTCCTGTATCGCCTCTAAAATGCTACTAGGCTGAATATTATTTTCAGGATCTTTAACAAAGTCTATATACTGCTGATTGATAACGGTCACCATATTAGGCACAACCTCTTGGGTTTTTAGATTGTGTAATATATCCTTTAGTTGTAGGAGGGTGCTTCCTTTTTCAAAAAAGATGATGGCCTGATAGGGACACTTCGTAGTCATGCGGGCTATATCTTCCCAGCTACTACGAGGGTAGTCTTTCATAAGCTCTTGGGTACGATAAAATAAACAGAATCTACCATTTATTAGATAGAACTCTTTATGAGATTCATCGAATACTTCTAGCACCTCAATACCTGCCTCTTTATAATCTTTTATCTTGTCAAGAGAGCATCCCTTCTGACGGTCCTTCTCAAACTTAGCAAAGACGCAGTTTCTACAGGTGGTATGGATATGACTAATCTCTACGTCTTCTTGAACCTCTTGAGCCTGTTCGTCTATCATGTTCTTGTGACCTCCATTAGGTAACGGCCATTATTTAGTCCTGCGAATTTAACAGGCCATTTCTTTTGTGCAAAATATATTTTCAAAGTAGCCACAGAATTCAGATTATTGACTCTAGAGAAAAAATTAGTCGCTGATTCTTTTAAAGACATATCCCCATAATGAACCCTGCGGCATATATCTAGTGCGTCTATTCCCTCAAGGATTAGACTTCCCCCTTTACGAACCTTCTCTGTAATTGAATCTAGGATATCAGGATTTTCAGACATTTCTAATACGTCCTGAACACAGATCTTCTGAAAAAATGAATTAGGGGCGAGTGCGAATTCTTCTTCTGAAATCTGAGTTCCTGAATTGTTTTTAGCTACAACCAGCTCTATTTCTTTGTGCATTTTATCCTCTCAGGTAGAATGAGTTTCTAGCGTAATTGAATACATCGTTCCACAACTGAACGAATTTATCTGGACTATGCCCTTCGGTCGCTATCGAAAGAGCATTTTCTATAACTTGCTGTGTTTTATCAAACTCTAGTATTTGCTGAACAATGTCTGGCTGCATAAGAGAGTTTAGATTTTCAATTATAATAATAGCTCCTTTCTCTAGAAAGATATCAAAGTCAGAGCTTTTAAGAGTGACTACCGGAATTCCTAGAGCCATAGCCTCTAGCATCTTAGGAGTAATGGTTTGCCATAAGTGAAGATAGAAGGCCGCTTCGGACAAAGAGGTGGTAAACCTGATATCAGTTAAAGCAAGAGGCAGGCTCTTTATATACTCTTCTGGTAAATCCTTATCCACTGCAATTTTTGTATTAGCTCTAGGATTGACCTTTCTCTCTATCGGATTATGAGGAATAGGTATGGTAGTAGAGACGGAAGTTGAGGTGGAGGTCCAGCCCTGTGTGATTGATTTGCTAGACCCTACGGTAACAATCCCCCCCCGTTGATACATTGCCTCTGGATTATCAATGCTTAGATTAGCAAAGAAGGGGTGTTGAAGCTTGGTAGCATTGCTTACTATATCAACAGTAACGATTGGAATATGCCAAGCTCTCGATAGACCGGAAGCAGTCTCCCATTGTCCAAGCCTATTAAAACAAATGATTAAATCATACGCTCTTTCGAATGAGAAGAGGGGATTTCTGCATATTCTTAGATTCAGAGGAGTATGCTTAACCTCTCTTTTCCATTGTGATAGATGATATTGTTCTGTAAAAAGAAAGAAATTATGTCCCGTCTGGCACAAAGCTGAGATATAATCTTCTTCGTTATCACACATTACAATAATGTTGAGCTTATCGTCTGAGGATCGAGTAGCTGTTCTAATAATATTCTCTAATTGATACATAAGAAGCCCTTTATTTCATTGTTTGGCACAGTAAATAACTGCTGCTTAAAGGCCGCTAGTCCCTGTTGAATTCTTTCAAACTCCTCTTTTTCAAACGCTGCCTTCTTCATACAAGACATTATACTCGCAATCTTTGGTTTTTTCCATAGAAACTCAGCACTCCACAGGTGATCAATTTGCCGCTGAGGATATACTGGTACATCTTCAAATGTTTCAACGTAGAAATCATAGTCATCACCAAGTATAGCTGCTGTCTCAGGAACAATTGGAATACTTCCGTGAACGATTGCTCTTAAAAGATTTTGATTAGGAGTATAGTTATATCCTGCATCAACATAGAAATTTCCTTTTTGATGAAGGAAGTTCACTATCTCGTTGGATGAATTATTAATAACAACAACATTTGGGTAGTATTCACTTAAGGAATATATGCCCAAGGAGCTTTTCAGCTCAGACACTTTATCTTGGATAGATTGAGACAAGTCTTCTCTGGTGCATACAGCAAATTGAACTGAGTCATGAACACTAAAGGAGGCAAGATAAGCGGTCAGCATCTCTTCTAGCCCCGACCTAGTATCTAGCGTTCCTACTGTATAGAAGCATGTGTTTGACGATGGCAACTCTAGATGATGAGTTTTAGTAATCATGTGTAGAGGAGGGAAGTCAAAATTAAAGACTTTATCGCAATCAATCCCCGAAGATACTAGCAGTTGCTTTTCTGACTGAGAGAACACAATGATCTTGTCCATCAACTGTAAATGGTAAATCCAGTCTGTATTATCAATGCGGCTATCTACGGAGAGGACCGCTATGTTGGTTTTAAAATCACCATTATAATTAATAAATGATGGTAGGCCATGCTGTATTAATATGTCTTTTGTCGATAGCTTATTCTCCTCGTAAATTTCTAACGTCTCAACGTCCTTGGAATCTTTTTCGTCAGTAAACCAGGCGGGACGAAGCACTAGATTAACATCCTGTGCTGCCAGTAAAGTAGCAAGGGCTTTGCTTGTGTAGCCCCAGTCATCATTTTGTCTGTATGGTCCTATATAGAGTATATCTATCATTTTTTATGCCTCCTATGAGCTTCCTCTATAAATTTATGAGGATGTTCCTGTGCCTGCCCTGTTCGCAAGGCATCAAATAGATAGCGACGGTGTGCTAAAGGAAGGTGTTCTTCAAACACAGATTTTTGAGTGCAGGACTTAAGTTGTCCACTGCCAAAGTCTGCTCCAAAGTTTAAGCTTCTAGAAATTAATAACATCCTATAGTTAAACGCAGAGTATTGGTCTTGGATGAGACGAGTGCAAACCCATTCCGCAAATTGGTGATGAGTCATGTTCTTTGGGGGCTCATCTGGAGGAACAGCCATTGTAGGAGGAGAATTCCATTGACCTTCTAGGCCCTTCCCCTCTACATTATCTATATAGTTCTCCCAAGCCTTTGCCGCATTATCCCAGGTGTATCTGTCAAGACACCCCTTGCGTGTTTCTAAGCGATGCCTTTTTGCTTTATCTTTGTCTTGACACGCCAAGAGCAATAAAGCTTTTGTTAATTCTTTATTGTTTGGTCCTGAACGATTAGCGTTTGTTTCCATTTCGCGAGCCAGGGAAGGAGCGATAGGAACTCCTTTTACTTGTTTCACTATATCTTCCATAGCACTATAGTCTATAGCCACAACAGGAACCCCACATGCTGCTGCTTCGACTTGAGGCATACCAAAGCCCTCGCAAATAGCATACTGTACATAGCAATCCATAAGATTATAGATTTGCATTAGCTCCTCTCGGGATACTCCTGTAGACACTCCTGGCATTACTGCACTCTGGTGCTTGCAGAACCGACAGATAGTAATGGCATCACGAAAGTGAGAAGGGAAGAACTTACCGCAACCTCTACATTTATAGGTACATAAAACCTTAGATCCTAGCCCATACTCGTGTACCAAAGAGGTTATCTCCCAGCCCATTTTTTCTGGGTAGCTTGTATGTAGATATAGAAAGCTTTTTTCAGCTATCTCTGGAGGGGCCTGATCTAAGAAGTCCTTAAATGATTGCATTAACTCAGGAAACATCTTGCGTTTTTGATTACGCATTACTGTTCCAACAATGAAGCTATCTGGGTCAAGGCCAAATGATCGTTTATGGTTTTTTTTATTAGGAATTAAACCAAAGATATCTTCTTCCATAGCTGGAGAAGCACATCCTACGGGCTTAAGGCGACCTTGAGTTTGTTTGTCTAAGGCACGAATACCAAACTCTGAGTAAGCCATAAGGCCATCACATCTATTGAAGAGTTGGTATAGCCACTCTAGCTTTTGTGGCTCAGAGTCAATAGTAGGCATCCAAACCCAGTGAAAGAAGGGTAAGAATGGACTATCTGCAATATAGGCATCCATCCAAGGGTCACGATAAGTAATCACAATATCAGGCTTAAAGTCTAGACAGGCACGTTCAAAACGAACAATGCCCCATTGGACTTGAGGCTGGGCTGTATGCTCTTTGGCATAGCCTTCCTCTCCCTCCATAGGAGCCACCCCATAGGTGAGCCAATCTGACTGCTGGTCTACCGAAGTAGGACTACAATAACAGGCTAGCTCAGCAAGCTCGTACTTCCCCGTCTTATGCAGCCTCTTAAGGATCTCTATCCCATATACTCCAAATCCAGAAGCTAATTTGTGTGATTCTGTTACAACTAGGATTTTCTTTTTACGCATCGTTTCCTTCTCTGATCTTACGTAAGGCTTTATAGAAGCGGTTCTTGACAGCAGATGGCGTATCGCCTACAATCTCACAGATTTCGCGGAACTTGTATCCTTGGCATCTCAACTCTATCAATCGTTTTTCTTCGTCATTCATATCGGAAGTGAAGTATTCCCAAACTCTTTCAGGAGTCATCATAGATGGAGTAGGGGCATCTTCAATAGAACTATGTCGTTGTCGAGCTTTAAGTTCGCGAATAATTGCCCACTGAATTGGTCGCCAAGCATAGGTGGAGATAAGATTTCCTTTAGAAGGATCATATTTCTGTAGTGCTTTCCATAATCCAATTCTACCAGCGTCAAGCAAGTCTTGTCGTTCGGTGTGATTTCTGGGCTCAAACTTATTGACAATAGATGCCACGAGAGGCATGTTGTCTTCAATTAGTTTATCCATGCTATACCTTTATTATATATTGTTAGGTTAGTTTTTGCACACGCTTTACCAGAAAACTTCCGCGATTTTGGTCGCGTGATCCACGAAAAAGCAATATGCTGTCTCTTGTTACGTCCTCTCGATGCTTCTCCCAAGCCTCTGAAAACATGGTTACGTTGTCAAGGGCACAGGTTCCATCGCTTATTTTTAAGAAAGCCATAGTTTGACCCTTGCTTTTACCCTTTTTAATAGTCCATTCTCTCACGTCATTAATTTTTGCCGCTATCGAGATAGATTGTGAATTAAACCCTTTGATGTATTCACGACAAGAACAATTAGCATCGCTAGTATCATATTCATCAATCTCCGTACAGGTTAATTCTACGCTTAAATACTCACGTTCTTGCCTAGCTCTCCACTTAGCACTGTCTACTAGGTCATATGGGGGGTTGTCCAGAGCAGAGATTGTTCCTTTCATTAGCTCGATGAACCTATCTGTATGAGCAGTACGTCTCTCGTTTGGGATCTTCTTATACAGAATCTCTTCCACACCACCCCTAAAGGTCTTACAGTCAGATGCCTCTAGGAACTTGTGATCGGAATCTCTAAATTCACGATACATTTCCAGATCATATAGCATCTTGTTCCGATTGATCTTATAGTAATCTAAGGCACCGGCTAAGATCATGGCCTGGAAAGCATCTCTCTTGATGAATCTGCCTAGTTTCATTAAGAATTGGTCCCATGTAAAACTAGCCAAATCATATTTATTGTTCTTTACTACACCACGAAGCTGATCAAAAACCGAGTTTCCCACGTTTTTTATATTAGTGATTCCATAAGTCGGGCAGTTGTCTATCAGCTTAAAAACTCTATTCATTTTAATAACACTCGGAGGCATGATATCAATATCCATCATTCGAGCATTATTCACAAGGTCTTGGATTTCCATGTGAGGGTCTTGCTTGCCGTTAGCATGACGTAGCCAAGCAGTGAAGAAAGGACGAGGGAAGTGAGCCTTAATATAGGCTGTTAGATATCCTGTGTTGGCATAGCTAAAGGAGTGAGACTTGTTGAACGAGTATCTCTGAGACTTCTCAATCCAACTAAAGATCTCCTCTGCTTCTTCCTTGTTGATGATGCCTAGACCTATGGACTTTTTAAGGAACTCTTCCTTAATCTTGGCCATGAGTTCTACCTTTTTCTTACCAATAGCCTTGCGAAGTAATTCCGCCTCCTGAAGATTATACCCTGCTATTTGCCGAGCAATACCTAAAGCTTCCTCCTGATAGATCATAATCCCGTAGGTGCCTTCAAGGATAGGCTCTAAGGCGGGGTGGAGGTATGCTACAGTATCACGGCCACTCTTGCGATCTATATAGTGCTGAGTCAAATTTTTCCCATCAACAATTGCCTCTAAACAACCGGGACGAATTATTGCTATAAGATCAGACAACTCTTCCATGTGAGCGGGAGCGGTCTTTGCTGCCGTACTTTGACCTAGCTGAGACTCTAGTTGGAATACCCCCTTGGTATTACCATCGGAAATCATCTGCCATGTCTTCGGACAATCCAGACGCAGCTTGGTAAGATCGGGATTTATTACAGGCTTTCCTTTTGAGTTCTCCTCAAACCTACATCCACAGTCGAATTCAATCATTTGAGTCTTTCTTCAACCTTGATTTCTTGAACTTCTAAAGAAACATAAGACCCATCTCTCCCTGGCCCCTCCTTGTCTTCATCCCCGTCTAGGCTATGAGCGAACAAGTCTAGCTCTTTCTTAGTTGGTTTCTTCATAACTAAAAAGGGACCATAGTGATCACAGGATTCGCTGTCTGCTGTTATTGACCAAACCTTCATGCCTTGACTCCTTTAAATGACCCTTTAAACTTGGCTACCGAAGCCTGCTTACGATGGAACTTCAAGAACCTAACAAAGATTTCTGACTCTTCGTACACGTCTACGAGAGCATCGTGTGCTTGACCTTGAGACTCTATCCCGAAGAACTTACGAAGAGTGTCCATCTTGAAATCAGTTGGCTCGTCTAGGCTTTCCATCCACCAAAAGATCTGATCAAAAACATCCATCTTAGTAACCTCAGAAAACGGCACCTTAGTCTTATGTTTTGCCGCCAGTCTATCTACAATGACCTTATCGTATCCCCAGATATTATATCCCACGGGGATAGGTTGAGGATACCATTGGCCAGGGCGTTTGTCAACTTCGTACTTGGCACAGTAGGTACAGAATTGTTTCCAGGCAGTCTTTTGTGCGACCCCTCCCTTCCACTTTTCTACTACTTGGTCAAATTCAAGACCCATGTTGTCTGCGTGCCACTGAATAGTTTTACTCCGCTCGTCATCAAAATAGTCCTCGTTGTCGATCCCTGGTGGACGAATCCATACATTGAAAGAAAACTCTTTCTTAATTTCTAGCGTATCTGGATCAATAGGAACCGCCGCCAGTTGTACGGGGTTACATTCATTAGGATTTTTCCCATCTGTTTCAAAGTCGAAACATAAAAACCATCTATTATTTTTCATATAACATCCTCGTTTTCTACAAATAGATCTTGGAATTTCATAGAGCCATCACAACTACTTATGTGCTTTTCTGTCGTGCCTTCCTCGCGGTCAAAGTTTTTATCGAAAGATTTACACATAGCCCCCCACGCATCCTCATCAATCGTAACTCTCTTGATGAAGGGGTATTTTTGTGACAACTTTACCATTTCCAATCTGAACTCTGTTATCTTTTGGTCAGTCTGCATCATCTTCTCCTGCTGTAATTTTAATTGCATCCATAGTTTTATCTAACGTAGTAACACCCAAGCAGTCTAGCTTAAGTAGTCCCGCTGCCTCGCAGCTTGGACCTTCAAAGCCTGCCAGTTGATTGTTCCCCTGCTTGTCAAGGACCATCGGACAGGTATCGCTGATAGGGTTTGCGGAAATAACTACTCCCGCAGCGTGCTTACCAGAGATAATCTTCGTACCCTCTAAGCGAATAGCTTGTTCAAATATGCGAGACATTGGCCCCTCAAGCTTTCCGTTCTCACCAATAGAGCACCATCGTTTTAATTTACTAGAGTTATTCTCCAGTGCCCAAAGGATGACTGAAGAGATTCCATACTCTTCTTTAATATCTCCAAGCTCATCAGCAATCTTGCTTTCGTCTACAATGCACTTAGTTATTGCATTCTGTTCATCAAAAGAGATGTTTCCACGAGCCCCCATAACACGTTTAAGAGAAGCTCTCCCCTTTAGTGTTTGGAATGTAATGATCTGAGCAACGTTGTCTTCTCCGTATTTTTTACGGATATACTCAACAATCTCACCCCTAGCAGCTTTGGGTACATCGAAGTCAATATCAGGCCACGACACTTTACCAGGAGCATTACGTCCAGCGTTATAGAAACGCTCAAAGATTAGGTTATAGGGGATAGGATCAATTTGAGTGATGCCAAGTAGATAAGAAACCATGCATCCAGCAGCACTACCACGGCCAGGACCAGTTAGATAGCCTCGACTGCGAGTAAAGTTTAAGATATCATTCACAATCAAGAAGTAACTAGACAGGTTAATTCCCGTGAATACATCCAACTCCATATTCACACGGCTACCATACTTATTGAATTCTGTAGACTCAGTATTAATATGGGCCATCTTGTCGTTCCATCCTGTACGACAGAGATAGCGAAGATACTCATTAGGGTCCATCCCTTTAGGGCAATCAAACCTTGGAGGATCTGGCGGGTGTAGGATATTATAATCCTCGCACATATCCGCGATAACATTGGTATTAGCAAGCTCCTCTTCTGTATGAAACTCTAGCATATCTTCGAAAGAAGGAATATGGTAGTTGTGAGATTTGAAGAAGGTCTGTAGGGTACGATTAGCCGTTCCCTGTTTTAATTCTCTCTTGACTTGTCCCAAGGTCTTTTTAAAGTTTGTGCAGAGCAAGACCTGTTGATCCTCCGCGTCTTCCCTTTCGGCATAGTGAGCATCAGGTGTAGCAACACAAGGGATTCCTGTCTTGACGGAAATCTGCCTTAAAGCGTTAGCCACCATTCCCGCGAAGGTATTAATCTTGGAGTCTATTAACTGAATCTCAATGAAGAAGTTTCCTTTGCCAAAAACAACCTGTAGGTTCTTAGCACAAGCAATCCCCTTTTTCATCCAGTCAGGATCAAGTCTTTCTCCATCAGTTATAGCATTCGCCAGTACTGATCCAAGGTGCCCGCTAAAAGATACTAGATTTCCAAAGCTGGCAGTCTTAGCCATCATATCAATGTCGATACGTGGCTTATAGTACATATTTTCCTTCCTATTAGCATCAGATACTAAATGCAATAGCTGCTTCCAACCTACCGCATTCTTAGCTAGGATGACCTGATGGTCTAGCGACCTATTATCTTTGTTCTTTATTTTCACATCCTGCTTTGACACATACATCTCACAACCCAGTATCGGACGAAAATCTTTATCCTTCATTTTTCCAAAGAAGTCGATAGCACCCGATACCGTACCGTGATCCGTAATAGCTCCAGCCTTCGCCCCGATCTTCTCATAGCGATCAGCCATAGCTTCGCAGCTAGACAATCCATCTAGCAGAGAGTATTCGGAGTGACAGTGTAGTGGAGTGTAGTGTTTCATCCAAACAAGCCTTTCTAAAGCCATATACCTATCTCGACCATTTTCCATAAGCCGAAAGGCACAAAAATTACGGCGGTAAAGAACAACCCTTTTATTAGTCCTTCTATACCGCTAAACATTTTACCGTCCATCTTACTCTTCCTCTACAAGAATAATCTCTTTAATTACTATATTCTTTTTTAAGACGTGTTCTGAAAACTCCTCAATCATTTCCTCGGCTCCTGCCTCTGTCTCCGACCAGCTAGCAAATTTAAACAAATGGTCTCCTACAGCCTCCCATATTCTCGTACTGTAATCCTTTTGCATGTAGAACTCTTTATACTTAGGATAATACCTCTTGGTTAGAGGATAGTATTCTAATGAAAAGGGAGAGGGAGTCTCAGGTTTTTTCCACGGCCACATTAGTTTTCTCCTTTATGACTATCATCATGAACCTTACCTCCACCTTCTCCATATGATCCATGAGTATGATCAGGATGAGCATAGTTCTCTGTCACCCAGTCAATCCCCATCTTGTCTATCATATAGCGGAGCTGTTCACACTTAGTCATTACTTGCTTGTACTTTGTTAGTTTACCAGGACGTTCTTCAATCAATGCGGCAACGTGATCGTCTTCTTCGAAAGTTGTCTTGCCCGCATGACATAGCTTAGAGCACTTCCAGCTTTGCTTGATATCAATCTGACGGATAGTCTTTGGCTTCTCAGTATTTCTAATAGCTTCGAATCGCCGCTGGATCATATCCTCTGTCTTTTCTAAGTCTGAGTCTTGGAAGTGGACAGTAAAGGCCCCTCCATCATTGATGAAGTAAATGGTTACTAGGAAGGTATGAACGTGAGGATACATCTGTTTTGCTGCATAGTGATATAGCCTTAGCTGAGGATCAGAAAAAAGCTTATGCTGGTCCTTAGTTTTTCCCGTCGCCCAATCCAATCGCTTGCCAGTCTTCCAGTCCACAATCTCATACACGCCATCTCCCAGGTCAGAAATCAGGTCGATGGTTCCCTTGAGAGCGAGCTGACCCTTGAGTCCCTGCTCAGGATAATTGTACTCTGCCCAATCGTAAGGTAGCTCAAAATCGAAGTGCGGTTCTGCATCCACGACATTCAGATTGCGGGGATCGAACATGCCTTCATTATACTTTAATGTTTTCCAGGTCCAATTTACACAATCTTTAAAATCTCTCTCGGTCCAAGAGTGATGGGAAACCCCTTTGATATAATCCTGATAGACCCTTGCACAAATGTTGCCGAGATACTCTGGGTCGTAGTTGGAGGTCTCAACTTCTCCAATATCATCATCCATAATCATCAGCTCGCCATCCTGGTAAGCCTTCTTTGCCAACGCAACTATCTCTAGTACCTTATGGACAATGCTTCCTTTGTCTGCTTTTTTATTTGATAGACCTCTCAAGCCTAAAGTGTATTCAGAATAAAACTGCATAGGACAGAACCTATGACAGTTGAACGAGCTACTTCGAAAATATACTATTGGAATTGTCATGCTTAATCCTCTAAGGGCCAATCGACATAGGAGGCTTCTACTCCACACACTTTACACTTTTTAATATCTACTGTACTAACTCCCTATTACAGCGTGAGGAAGATTCTTGCAGCCCAGCTTTTGTAATGCTTCATAGATAGCCTTACACTGGTCCTCAATCTCCATGTCTTGGTTATCAATCACTAGGCTGCACAAACTAAAATCAATTTGCTCGCTTGCATGGGTATCTTTAGAGTCGAAGATATCGCGAGACAATCCAAGGATTATAGCACCCTCGTCTCGTAGGAGGTTTATCTCATTTGGAAAACGCACGTCGCAGATGACAGCTATCTCTGGTTCCTCAGCTTTTATTTTACGTAACAGAGAATCAACCCAGACTGTTTCATACATCTTACGGAAGATCTCAGTACCCATATACTGGAGGACTTCACGGATGGTCATTGGTCCTGGTTCATGAACAGTCAACTCCCCTATTTCAATGGCTCCTTGGGTTTCATAATCTTTAACGGCAACAACCCCAGGCATATTCTCCCACAGAAGGTGAGTTAGCTCGCTCTTATCCGCATCTGTTCCATATACCTTACTTGCGGGCAGACCAAGCACCTGAATAGCAATACTCTTTAAAGTATCTGCTAAGGCATAGATCTTACAGAAGGGACCAACTGACTCATAGAGACCTTCTATATTGACATTGCCAGGAGTGAATGAGAACCATCCTCCGTTCATAGCGGTTTGACCAAGAACATCCTTAACCTCTAGCTCGCCTGTCTCTTCATTAATCCGAAGCTCCTCTGAAAGACCAAGCTCTTTCATTTTAAGCATAGTAATAAAATTACAGCTAGTGTTTTTACCACTTTGTTTCTTACCGGCGAATCCGATTATCTGAGTCATTGATAACTCTCCTTTGCTAATTCTATCCACGGCTTAATGTCCGAGGTTATACTATCTATATTGAGGTCTGCTATATCATTACCCTCGAACGAAGGGAAATACAGTCTGTATGTTTTGCCACAGCTTGCTTTTATATCTGTCGCGGCACGCTGTCCAGCCGCATCATTATCCATTAAGGCAACAATAGAAAGGGCACCTGATTCATCAATCAAGCCTCTCTGGGCGTCAGATAGGTCCGCACCAAATAATGCAACAGAGTTGTGGACTCCTGCCTCTTCTAGCCTCCACACATTACCAGGAGATTCAACTAAGATAATAACCCCCGTCTTTTGAATGTATGGCTTCGCCTTCCAATAATTATACAGACACTTTTCCTTTTCGAAGCCCTTTGTATGCCTCCATTTTGGAAAAACATGACAATTTTTCTCAGGATCATGCCACTCTTTACATTCTTTACACTGACCAAAGATACTACGGCCTGTAAACCCAATTATAACTGTCCCGCAATCACTATAAATGGGAACCATTGCCCTATTATACATAGGTTTCTTTGGGGAATGGCATACTCCTACGTCATAGTCATCTAGTACTTCGATAGAATAGCCACGTTGCAGGTAATAGGTGGCTGGTATCTCTACTTTATTTCTATAATAATCCTTCGTAATGATACCACTGAGAGGCTTTGGTTCATCAATACTGCTAACTAAACGGCAAAAGTCCTGGTGGTCATTGACATAAGTTTCACCCGATAGCTGACCAAAGCTTACCTTGTATCTATCTAGTAGCCAACTAACAGTATCATCGAATGATACCATAGGGTCTCCAGGGACCGACCAGCCACGCAGGTTAGACAGCCCCCCACGAATCATACTTAGAAGAGATGTGCCAAAGTGTGCTTCGCATTGGTGGGTTCTACATTTGAAATGCACCCTGTAGTCTGCATTATAATATAAGTTTAAGGCAGAGGTATTATCCCCTCCATGTATAAAACAAGAGGAGAAAATTAGCTTCTCTCCCCTGCGAAACTTAACGTCAAAATAATCATAGATATCTTCAATGTTCTCTAAGACAACATTGGTTAGGCCGTTTAGTTTTTCTTGATCTTTATATTTAGAATGCCACGTCTTCGTCATCGTCTGGTCCTGTGTCTGTTGCAGGTACTCCTGCATCTAATTCGTATGCTGTCTTACCTTCGATAAGCTTAGCGTATTGACCCTTCATTAGAATATTTATATAGTCTCCATCCTCTAATCCTTCCCCGTGGCGGGCAACTACTGGTACTAGTTTACGATTCCCGTTCTCGGGGCCGTCCTTTGCCACCTCTTCATCAGACTTATTTTTATAGATTGTAAAGTTTGAGCATAGCCAAATGATACGATCAGAACCACTAGCGGTATCTGTTGACTCTTTCGTAATACCATCCCTATTCAATTGGACAAAGGTTAGAATAGGTACATCATAACGTAGAGAGAAATTATGCAAGGCGGTCATCATAAAGCCTAGAACTTGGAACTCTTTCATGTCCCCACGAATTTCTGCTGAGTCCATTAGCTTCAGATAGTCATAGATTATAACACAGTCTTTAGCTTTTCCTTGATCGTTGAGACCAACTACACGGGCTATCCATCTTCTCATAATTGATAGCTGGTCTTCAAATGGCTTTCCTCCTACATTTTTATGGTAGTAGGGGATATTCTTATTCTGTCTACCTTGTTCTAATAGTCTCTCAGACTGGTACTGGCTCTTGGTAAACTGCCCTGTTTCCATCTCATTAATTGTAGTCTTGTGATCAGAGTCGTATGACAGCATAGCCATACCACGATTCTGATGATCGCTTTTCCTCATTTCAGTATCAAGGTCAAGGACTGGTATATCGAAGGACTTGGCAATATGCACTCCTATATTCTCTGCCATCACTGTCTTGCCTGTGTTCTTGGTGGCAATATAATCGTCTGTTATATACATTTCATCATAAGCATCTACCTTAATACATCTGGTATCCATCTGTCCTAAAGATTTCACCTCAATAAGACCGCGTGTTAATACTCCTCTTTGCCTAGCGTGGCACCTATCTTTTTTGCGAGATAAACGAAAGCATAGTCTATTATCATTCAATCGTGGATGGACCCGATAAGACAGGAAGGAAGATCCTTCGCAGGTTGTGATTCTACTTTTGTAAGTTGCCATTCCTCCCAATGATTGTACTAGACTAACCATGTCTTTAGCTAATTCCTCGGATGTGGTGGAATACTCTAGAAATCCACGCTTATCAACCGATCCATCTCCATCCATAAGTCCCTGCAATAAGGCAGTCCTGTTTTCTAAAGAGGAGAATAAGTACTCTTTAGGAATGAATTTATAATGACTAGTTTTGCCGAATAGCTGTAAACGTCTTAGCTCATTAGTAAAAATATTTTGTTTATACTCTGTGCTTCCTCCTCTTCTGCCGTGAGTGATTGCGTAGTCGTATCGCGACCTATGTTTAACAAAATAATCTTTGTTGGTTGTAGAAACGATTTCTTGTATATTATCAATAATTTCAGCATCAGCGGAACTGAATCCCGTGGAATGAGTAAGACTTCCCTCAGCAATCAGTATTCCCAATAAGTAAGGATCAATTATATGGCCTTGATCCTTATTAAGTTGTAATGGCGATACTAGAGGGAATCTCCATCGTGCTCTTTCATGAATAGATCCGGGGGCTATAAAGAGTGAATCATTTTGCAGGTTTTGCCATGACAGAGTTTGATAGTCTTTACTTTTAGTATGTCTTACTTTCCAGCGGTGCTCATCACACGCCCGTGTTGAAGAGCCATCGTTAAATCTAAACTCAAAGACTTCTTTAGACCCCGTATTAAATACCTCTAGGACTTTAGTAGTTCCCCCGTCTGGATGACATATTATATCTCCAACCTTAATATCGCGATATAGAATCCATCCCTCTGGAGTAAGAATCTTCGCATCTAAAGGTTGGCACTTAGGACGAGCACCAATAACATTGACTGTTCCTCTTCTAAGCCCTCCGCCAATAGCAAAGTCGTACTTAATAAAGCCTGTAGGAATACCAATTTGATCGACGGGATTTTCGCCTAGCTCTGCCAAGTATTCTTCAATATCCTCAAATACCTTCTGCGGAGCATCGTCATGGTCATTTAGCAGGGAGGTAAAGTCGAAGATAGACTCTTCGGCAATTCCTAAGATATGGGAGATTGGCTCATCGCCCTTTAGGAGTAGATACTTATCCTTTGTTTCCTCTAGCTGGTCATGCATCATTCGGGCTATTTGTAGCTTGCGAATCTTGCCTGCGAATCGACGCACATTATCTAAGAGTACAGGAAACTTAAGAATAGCAGTAAGATGAGCTAGTTCTTGACGCTGTTGAATAAAGTCTGAGACGCCTAGCTCTTTCGCAGAGGACAGGATAGATGCTATGTCTATCTTTCTCGCATCGTCCTCCTCCAGCATCCTCTTTATACACGCATACAAAACTCCGTTAGACTCAATAGTAAATGATTCACTATTGATAATATCGGCAACATCGTAGTATGCTTCTCCGTTGTATCTACATAGCCCAGCCAGAACAGCACGTTCGGCAGCGGGGTCAGATAGTATCATTCATTTCTCCATAACATCAAAATAGCAACCGGAATAATCACTGCGGGATAAGGTCTATCAAACCCCACTCTATACAAATGGTCGAAGAACATCCCAACCACCACCATTATACATAGAAGCTCAACAAGATGAAGTCTAATCATTATCCGCAAGCCGTAGCTGAACAGTCGTTACATTTGTATCTTTTTACATTATGAACCATAGAAGCAGAGACTTCCTCTTCCTCTCCGCAGCCACGACAACGCACCCAAATCATTGGAGAGGGACGGGCCTGCTTCTTCGTTTTTCTTTTGTTATTTTTATCAAGCTTAGAAGCATCTTTTAATTCTTGTCGTTCTTCTGCATCGAGAGAAGTATCTCCAATAAAATCTAAGAACCTATTCTCACGAGGAGAGTCAATGTCATACTCAAGAGTTCTGCACGCTGACCCCTTACTAATCTTACGCTCTTGTGTACGAGGTCTGCTTCTTTTTCCCCTTTTGTTGCGACGAGGACGCTGTTCTTCGATCTCTTCTAAATCGGTACTATCTTCTTGCCTACGTTTCTTTCCACGCCCACGACGGCGGTTAGGTTTCTTCTGAATCTCATGCTTCGTAGGCTTCTCCTCTGGTGCTTCGCTGTCACCCAAAGCCTCTTCAAGCTTATCGAGCATAGAGTTATCCATCTTAGCAAGCAGGCTTGCTATTCTATCTTTTTTATTACTCATCCCTTCATTACCTTTGCTTTCTGTAGGTTCACGAATAAATCGCTTAGGTTTTTAATGGAAGTGGAAAGGTATGTTATACGGTCTGCCCGCTGTTGTGCATACCTTTGAATCCTTAATACTCCACTAGCATAGCCATCTTCTTTAGTAGCTTGGAAGAACTGACTTTCCCATGACCCTGTATATTGAGACTCTCTGCCAGAGATGAACTCTTTAAGGACCGCTGTGGCCCAATTGATCCTGGCATTTTCACGGTTAAGTGCTCGTTGTAAGTAAAATGCGTAGTTGCCTAGCACCAACGCTGCCTCAGCACAATCTTCTAGCGTTAGTTTTTCGCGGTCCCTTGGACCCAGCGACAAGTATCGTTGAACTTCTGTGTCTTCTTGGCCCTCAATAAAGGCTGGCAATCCCAGCCCCTTTTCGTACTCATTCAACACCTCATCGAGTTTATCAAGCCTATCCCTTGGCGTCATCGGCTTTGTATTCTCGTCAGCCATTCTTCTATCTTTTCGTTATAGGGTAATTCTATCAAGGTTATTCTGTTTTGTTCGCACCAGTCCCGCTTGTCCTGGTCCCTCTTTTTTTGAGCCATAAAGTCGGAAGCTGTAGAGTGGAACAGACTATTGAATTTGTAGTGCTGCTGGCCGTTGACCTCCACAGCCAATTTAATATTGCTTATGAAGAAATCAAAGTACTGAGTTACCCCCCTTTTAATAGGGATGGACACCTCTTCAATTATCTGTGTCGTAGGGAACAGTTCATAAAGTATCTGTCGAGCTGCTAGATGTAACTGTGATCTATTACGGGTATCCTCCGCCGTCACAATCTCACCGCTTGGCTTCCAGTCTACTATATCCCCATCAAGATCGCGAGTTTTCATTTACGCCCTTTAAAAAACTTCTTCTTCGCATTTAATATCTCCCTAAGATCGTATACTTATTATTCAATACAGAGATTCCCTGTAGGCCCCAACCATACATTCCTGCACGCCGTTGTCGATGAGGGTTAGAATCACTATAAAGCATGATATCCTTTTGTGTCTCTGGCCTGGTTATATAAAAAGGATATGATCCATTGGACTGATCTAGACCAAGACAAAACATTTCGCTCTTAAGAGAAATAGGAGGTAGCCCCAACTCATATGTTATAAATCTGTTAGCTTCTCCCGCATAAGAGAAGCTGTCATGGAAATGTATCTTGATACCTTTATAAAGAAGTCCTTTATTTTTGATAGCTTCTTGCCAAGCCTTTTCTCCATATTCTTCTATAAACCACGACTGAATAAGCTCGGGACTAGTATAAGCGTCGGTAAGACACCTTCCATCCTCCCTCATCTTTTCTTTCATCTTCTCTATCAGCATGATACTCTGTCCTGATACAGTGTTATTGCGATCAAAGGCAGCAGCAATCAAAGTATTCCAAGCGTCTGTAGATAGTTTGCTTCTAAAGGATTCAATGAAGGCTTCTATTGCTGCCCCTAATATATCCCATCGAACATCACGACAGTAGACCAAACGCCAGTCTATTGAGCTTGCTATTTCATAGTTTGGTACGGCTACATGGTCTCCTTCTGTGAGTCTATCTGGGACATGGCCATGATTAGGTATTATATAGGCACTGTCTATGCCTTTTGGCAACGAGAAGACACAATAGGAGTTGTGGTTTGGAGACTCTGGAACATAGTGAAGCTCATGAAAAATATCAAAGACAATATCTTCCCGTATAGAAGCATTTACGCCATCCTGAATAATAACACAGAACTCTTCCATCGCAGCTTCAGAGGTCTTCATGTCATAACTGCCTATCCTCATGACAATATCATTAATCACTGCTTGTGGAGGCAGATTAAAGCCTTTATTCGAAGGGGCTGTCTTCCTCATAGGAGACATTACCTTCTTGAGATCTACCTTTAAGTCCTTGCCTATATCGGGATCTACATCATCTAAAGTAGTAGTTGATATGTTGACTCCAGCAGCCTCAAGATCGACAGCAAGAGGGACGCTAATACCTAAGACGCCTAACGCTTTTACAAAGTCTCTTCTTTTCATTATTCTAGTCCTGCCATTTCTCTTACTTGTTTATTTAAATCATCAAAAGCTTCTCTGTCTTGTTCAAGATACGCGGCTGCTTTTACCTTCCCTTGGAACTGACTATCATCTGGCCACTTGATCCATGCTCCAGCTTTTCTTAAGATCCCAAAGTCACATGCCACGTCAACCAATTCCATTTCCTCCCAAATGCCATGCCCATACTTCATGTAGCTTTGCACCTTTTGACCTGGAGGAGTGTTCGTTGCGGTGTTCTCCACGATCCAATTAATCTTCTGCCCTATCTGATGCTCACCTTGTTTTAAAGGCTCTTTATGGGTAGCGTATAGCTTCACGTCTTGGGCATATTTCAGTGCGTTGCCCGACTTCTCTGTCTTCTTTTTTGCATTTCCCATAGCACCAATGTTAGCCATGATATGAGTGATCCCTACAAGAGTTACTCTATTGATAGGCAACACATTAGCGAAGCGACGGGTAAACTTTGCAATAAACTTTTGCATAACCGCAACCTGTGCATCTTCAATATCTTGCACCAGCTCTTTTTCTGAAGCTAGAGCTGAGAAGGAGTCTATAACTCCAACAGAATGTGGTACATAGTGAACCAGCTTATCAAAAATTGAAAGATATTTCTCTCCCGTTAAGATGTTGCCTTTCTTTGATCCGATAACCTTAAAAAACTCTGGGTCAAGATCAAGGCCGTTCACTCCAAGTAGGTCACGCTTCTTGAGGCGACCCTCAATATTGCCATACATAATCTTACGACGAGTGCCATCTTCTAGCAGTACCTTCTGAGCGTTCTTACAGAACTGTAATGCTGTAACAGTTTTACCAACCTTCTCTGGGCCAGTCATGACAAACAAAGAGCCTTCGGGAACTCCTCCCCCCAAGGCTATGTCTAGTTTAGGTGATAGTGGAATTATAGGAGGAGCATTCTCAATGATCGTTGCTGGATCAAGTAATACTTCCCCGTACTCTTTAAGGATATCTTTTTCAAATGCGTCATTCATTCTAGGTCTTTCAGTTCTGATATTACGGATTTCTTTGAATTGTTACTATCAAAGGTCTTCTTTTCCCTAAAATCATATAACACCTCTTCAGCTATTTGTCGAGAGATCTCCTCCTTCAGTACATACTCTTCAATGACCTTATGTAGCCACCCGCTACGAAGAGAGTAGGTCTTGTATGTACGATTATCGCGTAGAGCAGCGATAACAGCATGTTCTCCATGCTCTTTGATGAGGCGGTTAGCTAATACGACCTGAAATTGAAAATACTTTTTCCAATCTGGCAATTCCCAGAAGCGAAGGGGTAGATCCGCTCTGTCATTCTGAGCCTTTTTTTCACAGATAAGCTCAGCTATGTACTGGGCGGCATGAACCCATCCTCGGGGAGCATACCTGGATTGATAGCGACTTTTATCAGATCGTTCTTTGGCCATTTATTTTTCGTCAGAGATTTTATGGATTGTTTTCTTGTACCTTTCCTTAATTGTACTCTGGCTTTCCCCTTTTGGCCTCTCACCCCTAGAAGATTCTGCTTCGGTCATAATGCTGACACCTGTGCTATTTTTCATCATAGTTTTACGAACAAAGAGTCCCTTGTTTTTACCTTTCGGCTTTTCTTTTTCAGTCTCTTCTACCTCCGCCTCGGCCAGACTACGTAGATGCTTCTCAATAGTAGCTTCCTTGCGACCTGTCTCTTCTTCTATTTCTGCGAAGCTATATCCGTCCTCAAACATACCCTCTATCACATACTTCTCTGACTTTCCTAGTCTACCTTTTGCTGTCATCATACTTCCCTTTCTGCGTTGTTAAGCCATGCTGCATTTCTACTACGGAGAAACTTGATATAGTAGGTAAAAACCTTTTGGGTCGCTTCTTTAAACTCCCATGCTGGCTTACCCGCATGACGGTGTTGTTTACGTTGAGTCCCCTCGCTGTATAGTCCGATGGGATTAAATAGCTTTCCGTACTTTCCTCTTTTCACATAATAGCGAATTCGAGTTCCTGTATCTACCCTTATTGCATAGGCATCAGGAAGGGCGAAGATATCTGTCCCTTCGTCAAGGGCATTTATATCAACCATAGGATATTCTTCAGCATTTAAATAGTCTTCTGTGCCTTTAAATGTGAATACTTCTGTGGCCTGATCCCTGACTGTATCATTAGCATCATCATTTTTGATTTGAAAATAACTCATTTCTTTTTCTTTCTCTTCTTTATAGCCTGTTTCTTAGTAATAGGAGAAGGCATACTGCCGTCCTCGGTCATTCGGGTCATACCAGTAGGCAATTCTTCCATCCCTCCGCTGCGATTTTCCCTTTTATCAAACTTATTAAAGTCCTGGCTCATTTCTTCGCATTTATCTTTGCCGTATTTTTTAGTTTGTTTGTCCGCATATTCACCAAGTGTCGCACACTCGTGGAGACCCTTGATATAATTAGTGACCATAGTATCCGAAGAGTAATCCCTATAGACCTTACTACTAGAACACTCAGGGCACTCAGCATCATTAAGCTTCTTTTCATAGTCGTTAAAGCTCCATAATTCGCTCCAGGGTTGATCGCAATCCTCGCATCTTAAACTATACTCAGGCATTTTTTGCTCCTTTAGCAAGGATATCTGCCGCACGAGCCATTACATCCCATCGAGCATCCTTGCAATACATTAGCTGGAAATCAATAGCAGAGCTAACAGGCTTCTCTTCTTTTGGTTCTGTCCAAGACTTGGTATTCCCACACATTGTTATTTCTTCTGTAAAGTCATCATCAACAGGAAAGATTAGATGCCTACGGTAAGGGCCTCTGCGACCTAATTCATGAATCTCTTCCCTGTCTAAGTCTTTACATACACCAATTGAGCTTCCATGCATATGAGCTATTTCCGAAGAGTTACTTAATATTTCTTTTCGTGTTTCTTCGTCTATTTGATCGACACTCCAGTTTTTAATGTCCTCCATAGCCTCTGGAGATATATATAAATCGGAAAGATTACCTTTATCCCAGTAGTAAGAAGGATTTGCTTTCTGCTTTTTCATGACCTCTTTCATTCTTTTAGTGAAACCTTCTCCATAATCGAATTCCACTAGATTTTCGTCTACCCCTAATGATGCAGGCTCGACCCCCTTTGTGTGGTCTACTAGGTCTTTAGCTTGTCCCGAACGGGAAAGAGGGCTCGCTCCAACAGCAGCCGCCAAGCCTATAGCACACGTTCTAAAGAAGCTTCTTCTGTTTATATTCATTTACTACATCCTCGTAAGAAATTCTTGCTCGTCCTCTTTTAGTTTTCATAACTTTTAGAAAACGCTTTCGTTGCCATTCAATAAAGTATAGCACAGATTCAGTCAATTCGTGGCCATCCAGAAAATAATGTTCTGCCAGAATGGGGTCATCAATTAGGTTGTCTGTAAAATGACGGAGAACATCATCTATTTCAATAGCCATTTAGATAGTAGCCTTTGCTAGTTCTTTAGGAGGGATAGGAGACCATTGTAAACAGCATAATTTTAGATCAGAGATGGTGCATCTCCTATAGGTATTCCCTCCTTCACTGTTTATTCCACCGTCTTTTATTATCATAATCAGCTCATACTTCTCACCATAAGGAGTGGCAGGATGGTCTTCCAGAAGATCATATATAGGCTTTCCGTCACGTCGAAGAATATGATAAGGTTCATCTCGATTATGGAAGGACTTTTGAGCAGGAGACTCGTCCCATCTCATATTTTGATCTCCTAGTGCCTGTAATGTCATGATCGTGACAATACCCTTGTACTCTATCTCTATCTCAACATCAATTGTACGAAAACGGTCAGGGTTTTCATATAAAGCTATTTGACCAAGCTCAAAGACTTGCTCTAGATCATAAGAGATAGTAATATTCACGCTTTTAATATTATCTGATGAGATATATTTGGGACCACGACCCTTGACTAGAGGCTCTGCTTTAGCAGCCTTCTCGCCTAAAAAAGGCAACGCCCCCAGAAAAGGAAGCGTTGCCATAGACTTAAGTAGATTTCTTCTCTTCATCCTCTTGTTCCTCCAGAATATATCCTGAGTAGTTTAAACATTTCTTACAGTACAGCTTAGCCGCTCTTAGTTCAACGGCGTCAGGAGACATTTTGAGGCGAACAGATGCGTCAGATTTATTATATCTGTTCGTAACTTTAACATTTGGGATGAGTACCGTTACATTATCACCATCGTCGAACATGCGATTACAGCCATCACAACGATTTTCGTGCGTCATACTTTAACGAAATCCTTCCATTCTTCTGGCATGGACTGCCAAGGGGATAGCCCCACATAGAACGAACCACTCTCAGGTTCTTTAGGCACGGCCAATAGACGCATATTGGCCTGCTTTGGAGTTCTGTTTCCTTTTGAAGAGTTGCAACGCCAGCAAGCAATAACTGTGTTGTTCCAAGTATGAGCCTCTACAGGGTCATCAAAGTGAGACTTTGGTACAACATGGTCAATAGTAGATTTCCCCGGCTGTACTCCCTCTCCACAGTATTGACAAGAGCGATTATCGCGAATCAATAGGTTCCGCTTTTTCAATGCAATCTTACGACGACGCTTAACGTATCGGTTAGATACAGCTACGGCAGGCAGAGGGAACGGATCTCCTCCTGCGGAGATAACATAGTCGTCATCGTAGTATGAGATAACACGGATGCCTTCTCCTGGCATTTCTTTACCGATAATGTCCAAGCATAGTGCTCTCTTCCAACTAACAACCAGCAAGGGTCGATAGTCTTGGTTTAAGATTAAACATGGTTGGTGCTTTATTTCAAGCATTTTAAAACTCCGGCGAAAGGATTATAAAAACAGCCCTACAAAGATAATTATAGCGGCTTATCACACCTCAAGGGCATTTTCTAGGGATTCATGTAAAAAAAGGGGCCGTGTTTCCACAACCCCTAAGTCACTAATCTGTGTCTATTTTTACTTGGATATTTTTTAACTTAATATTAATTTCAACCCCATCAGGAGTCTCTTTAACATCAACTTTATCCCATAGTTTGGTCGCCTTTGCAACATGCTCGCGAGTAATTCCAAGTTCAAGCAAGAACTT